TTGGTTGCTAATAAGAGACTTGATTTTGAGTTAGCCAGACTTAAGAACTGTGGTGAATTAATTAAGGCAGGAATTCAATTTCATCCACGAAGTCCTTATAGAAAAATATGTGCTGATGTTGTGGTGCAAAACGTAACTCACGTTAAACAACATGCTCACACTATTCCACCTATTTCTTCAGCGGTCGAACCGACCTCAGTGCCTTCACAGCGTGGTTCCTCTGACGCTGCTCTGCAACCCGTTCCCGCGATGATTGTACCGGGATCTTCTTTCCCCGTAAGGTCGCAACCTTCTTCATTACCTTCTTCACAGTCGGTTTCACAACCTTTAACAAAAGATCAGCAAGAGGCTTTGCGAGCAGTGCAGAGGTCGTTGCCACAACAGCGATAGATGCTGTAGTAGTGACGGCACCAGCATTAGGAATGTTTCCAATAATCTGATCTGGAATACTTAGTTGTTCCGTGACCATCAAACATTCCTTTCCGACCATTTCATAACCAGTAATCTTTTTATTACCCTCTAGGATTTTTCCTACAGGGTTTTTTAATTGCTGTTCTCTAGTAGGACACTCAGGCATGGGTTCCTCTGTCTTAGGAACTGCTGGAGTTTTAGTTTCTGGTGCTTCAGGTGCTTTTGGTGCCTTGTATGCAGGTGGTTCTGGTGGTGCATACTCTAATTTTATTTTATTTGCATCATAATCGATGGCGACAAAATAAGGTGTGCCCGCATCACATAGGGTCATGATACCCTTATCATCTTCTTCTCTTAAATTTACGTTTTCCTTATTGTCTTTATGGGCCTCAACGCATCCAGGAATATTGACAATAGGAGTTCCGATCTCCATCGTAATTGGAGGGAAAATCGGAACTGCCATTGGTGGATCTGTTGACATCCACTTTGGTACATCTGGAATTACAACATCACGTATATTTACATTATTAAGACGAATATCAGGAATAGGCATTATTCAACTAGCGTTCCGTGTGCTCTCCTAATTTCTCTCAACTCTTCAAAGTTCTTTTGCTTCGTACCACCATCATATTCCCAAGCATACCCTTCGGTAATCATCTGCTCGTTCAGTGATAGTTCTGCATCTCCGATATATAACCAACCAAGAAGGCGACCGTACTTACCCATACCACCAACAAGTTCAGTTCTAACAGCGAGTTCGTCTTCGCCAGAAATAGCACCATCTAACTTCTCCTTGAGCCAGTTGGTGGCATCAATTCCAAGTGCCTTTTCTTCAAGGTCACGGGTTCTCTTCTCTGGTGTGTCCACACCAGCAACTCTAACTCTTTCTTTTTTATAAAGGTCAAAACCGAGATCGATTGTAACATCGATAGTATCCCCGTCCAGCACTCTATCTATACTGACGACTCTAAAGTTGTAACAACTCTTACGACTTGGTGGAACCATTGCACCCATTACTCTTGCTCCTCGTTAGAAGGTTTAATGCTGACTTCTTCTACAACATTACTAAGTGCCACTTCAGTAACACAAGGACCACCAGTCAGACTATCTTCAGTAAGAGCATCTGCGTCTTGTGGCATTGCAACGATAATACCAATAACAGTTACCACTGCACCAATGACAGCAGATGCTCTCTGAATCCAAATCTTATTGTCTATAGATTGTTGTCTAATTTCTTTAAGTTTTTCTTCAGTCTTATCTATGCGACTGTGGACCATTTCAATCCGACGAATAGCATTCTCTAAAGTGCTATCAATTACAGATACATCTTTTGTATCTTCTTCAAGAGCAATGATACGCTCACGATAACTTTCAATCTTGCTTTCTAATACAGCAAGTTTAGCATCTTGTTCAGAATCTTTATTTGTCAGATCGCTCATCGTTCAGTTCACTAAAAGCCATACGCATTATATAGACGATACAATACGTAACACCCGCTAAAAGTATTATCAAACACCAGATAATACTCCAAGTTACATCATTTACATCCGCGAGGGGGCGAAGGAACAGTTCCATCTTTACTATTCGGACTAGGAATCATTTGGTAAGAGAGTTTATCTCTCAATTGATTTATACGTTCAACATCATATTGTGAGAAATGTCCGCGTTTCTCAACATGTTTATAATAATGGAGGGCATTCTGAATGATTGTGAAGTCCTCCATTGTCAATTCAAAATTCATTAGCAATCACTGATCATAGAATTGACTGTAGATCCTGCTGCTGAGCCAATGTTCTGCCCAAAAAGATTAACCCATCCTGCGGCTAACCATCCAACATAAGGGATATTCATAACGGCAGGTGCCAAGAGTCCTGTACTAATCGCGGTTCCTGCCATCGCACCTTGACTGCGTGCTCCAGCGTCCGCCACGATACACTCTATGTCTTTCGCAGACTTTCCCTCTTCGCCTAAAGCAGCACCTCCCATATTTCTGGTGCCGTCCATTGTATATTGATCATACCGAAACTCAGTACGCTTCTCACTACCACCACCAAACAGACCTCTCTTATCTTTATCAAGATCCAAAGATCTATGTGATTCTAAGATAGCAGGATCGTTTGCTTTATATTCAATTGAATATCCGTCCTTACCTGCTTCTATCTTATAAGAAGAATATGGTGTGCCACTGGGAATATTAATTGTCGGAACCTGAATCCTTTCAGGTTGTCTCCTAATTAAATGTCCCAGCACACCAATATGTGCTACTGCTACGACACTACCAACGGTAATCGCAGTCCATTTGAGGTAAGGTTTCATGTCACATCTTGTATGGTGGTTGATCTGAATCGGTAACGATTTTGATTGGTCCTTGCTCGACTCTGATGGTCTGAGCAGGTGCCGTTTCCTTTGCAGCAGCAATCAGTCTCTCAAGGTCTGCTTTGGTGATTCCACCCGCACCACCAGCAGCGGCAGCTTGTTGCTGTTGCATCTTCATAGTGCCGTCACCAGACTTCTTCGCCGTCTGGACTCCGAAGGTAGCCAGAACGCCGGTGAAGACGGAGGCTATGAATGTCGGATCGATCTTCTGCTGTGGCAGGTTGGGGATAGTCACATAGTTCAATGTGAGAATACCACCAGACCAAACAAGAATCCCTAAACGAACAAAAGTTGAAAGAATGGCGAGGTGCTCTTCAGAGTCCTCTACCTTTTCTTTCAACTTTCCTAAGGGTCCTTTTGGTTTTTTAACTTCTTCCTTCTTTACTTCTTCAGGCATGAGTCACCAGCAAAGGTAACTCTATTTAGAAATAAAATTATTCTCTTCCAACCATTCACGGGTCATAGGTGTGGGTTCATAGTCAGTCCACATAGTTCCAGCAGCACAGGACTCAAGTGCTGCTGCAGTCATACCTTCAGTGTGACCTGCCCAGTATGCTTCTTTCTCCCAAGGGATTGCTGCTGGTTGAGACTTATAAGTATCCTTTGCGATTGCCTGATACATCTTGGGAACATCTTCTTGGTTATGGATAATAGCAATGAAGTTATTATCAATTGTTCCTGCCATGCAGTCTTGAGCAGCGTGCCATCCTTCATGACGCATAACTGACATCATAGTGCCAGGACGATGCATATGAGCAACATTCAAAAAGAAGTTGTTGCCTACAGTATGATAGACGCCACGATGTCCAATTGGAAAGTATCGCATGTCTGCTAGAAAAACCCTAGCTCCGACCTTATTAAGTGATCGGACGAGAGAGTTAAACTCATCAGCAACAATACCGTAATCAATATCAGCCAGTTCCTCATGTTTGTTGAGGTCAGAAACTGTTTTAAGTTCTTGGACATGTTCGGTACACTCTAGGAGCAACATACACCCCTGAGCATGAGAGGTGAAGTACTCATCTTCCGTGATTGGGTCTGAATGGGCAGGTAGGGCAACCGCTGCCGCAGCAACCAGGGACGCAATAATTTTTTTCATAATGGATTATCAAAATGGAAGAGCAGCACCGCCTGTAGAAGGAATAGCACCACCAGTGGCAGCAGGAAGTTCAGGCAGAGCAGCATCCATCATTCCAGGAAGTGCTTCTGCAATCGCCTCTGTCGCTGCCTTAGCGACACGTTCTTTGACACTCTCAGCGATAGCGTCACGACGGAGATAAACAACTGTTCCTCCACCGATAATACCAGCAGTTCCTACAAATGATAGAACTGCTAGAACATTAATTACCTTTTGCATAATAAGCCTCGTAATATTTTACAATCCCTGCAGTGTGCATGTTACCCTGAGATACCCAGTCTTGAGCACACTCATAGATTGATTGACTGGAGTATTTAGGTTTACACCCCTCCATCTGTCCACCAAACTTTGTCATCAAAACTTTCAGAGCTTGTTCCCTGACTTTCATTTTCTGGTCGCTGTATCGCCAATCATCGATGGACATTTTCTGAGCCGCCTTGGAAGTTTTCGGATCCACCAATTGGATCAAGTTGAACAGTTGTGGCACCACTTTTGGTTGCCAGTTCATACATCTCTTGATGAATGTTAGGAGACTCTTTGGTTTCCTGATTATAATAGTTCAAAGCATCCTGTTTGAATGCTTCATGTTCTCGTTCCATATAATCAATATTAGCATCAGATACAGGAGCAGAACCAAACCAGGGGTCTTTAGTGAGAACTACTGGTGCAGGAACACCAGTGTAAGGTTCTTCTTCCATCTCTGTGCATTCAACAATATTTTCATCAATAGCACATTCAATTTCTTGTTCGGAAATCTTTTTATTGAGGCCAAGAATACCCCTCAGGGCAGATGTAAATGTTTCGATCATGCGAGAGCAAGCTTCTTTGAGTAGTTATAAGAGAAGACCTCTCGGTTTCCCTTGATACCCCATCCTAACCAACGATAGGCGGGAATCATATATTGCTGGACAGTTTTACCACTGCCCTCAAAGTCTGGAAGAACTTTTTGGAAGTGGATTTCATTAATCATATAACGTGTCTGACCCTGCAGACTGCTAGGGTCACAATTATACTTATCACAGAAGCGGCCTAACCCCAGATAACGGTTCTCAGTGGTCCACTGAATGAGTCCGTACCCACCCCGATGGCAATCAGAGTAAGGAACTCTAGCCCCTCCCTCGCAAATGTTGGAATGGAAGTTACTTTCTGATTTAATATTACCAAGAATTGTTGCCAGGGCATTTCTATCCGTGATTCTAGTGTGTTCTTGAAGTTCAGAAAGAACATATTGTTCTGCAGGTGTACAGTCCTCACATTTCCAAGTAAGAGTTGAAATATTTACAGCATCCTTTTCCACTGCTTTGGTGGCACAAGAAGCACTGATAAGTGCTAACGAAGTGAAGGCAGCGATCCGTCCGAACATTAAAAGGGGGCATCATAGTACCCCCGAATTATAGTGTATTCAGTTGTGTTTGTCAAGCAGAGGGAGGTGCATACACAGGTTGCATCATCCCACCACTCATATCATCGTCATCATCAACATTTCCATCGGTCAACAGGGCGGCAAAAATAAACCCTCCTATCATGGAAGCTGCTATGAGTAACATATCGCTCACCATACGCCTGGGATTACTTGACCAGTTGCGAGGTAAGAACCTACTGCTGCAATGAATCCAACCATTGCTGCGCGACCATTCAGTTTTTCTGCTGTTTCATTAAACATTTTCTTGTTCCTCTAGTGTTTTGTTTAGAATAATGATCCTTCGACCATCATGTGTGAATTGTAATTCGTCGTCAGGATGCCAAAGCAACTCTTCGTACATATCGTCGAGTTTCTGAATATCCTTCCAAAGTGCATCTGGGTCTGGCATATCAAGTAGTTCTGTTGACTTCGTATATAGTAGAATCACCATAGGTTTTATGGTCTTTATATCCTACCATACGGCCCTTTGTGTTTTGAAGAGCTGACATGAAGGCAAGCAGAAAGAAGATTGCTGGTGCTCCGATAATAAGAGCAGCACCGAAGATATACCCAGCTAAGAACTCAGCAATAGTGTGGTTGGCAGCCCAAGAGAACTCGGTCTGCGTCAAAAGTTCAATCATCAGTAAGTTTCAGAAAGTTGTTCTACAGAATAGGACAAAAGTACAAAGAATGCAACCGAAGTTGCGGTAAACAATGCTGCGGTCATCAGAAGATACCGAAGAAGAATTTACCAGTGATTGCATAGGAGATGAATCCAGAGACGATTCCCATCATTGCCCAGCGACCATTGTAAGTCTCTGCGAATTGTTGGGGTGACTCAAGACCCTTACGATTGTAACTTTCGACAACCATTTGGGGTTCTTTGGCAAACATATTCTGTTGCCCATACTCATTAGTCGTTACAGTCATTTACTTAATGTTGTAAATCTT